TTATCACAATCAGTATTCTGACGAATATAGTAAAATTCAGCAGGATTGGAAGAAATTTGGTAGTTTTGCTATCAAAGGTTCTGGGTATGATATTTACTTTGGACTTTCTTCCAGCAAACTTTCTCAGGAGGTGGAGTTTGAGGTAAAAGAAGATGCCACAAAGACCCAGATTAAATCTGCTTTTGTTAAATCTCTTAAAACAAAAAAACTCAATAAGAAAGTTCTGAGTCAGTTTATTGAATTGGTGGTATAAATATTTGATGTATTAAAAAATATAGAAATGATAACCTTTAGGGAATTTACAGTTATTTCTGAAAAATGGACTCAAAAATATAAAGAGTCTATTAATTGTGATGACCCTAAAGGTTTTAGTCAAAGAGCACATTGTCGTGGTAAAGAAAAACTTCGTGAGGAAAAGAAAGACCACGAATATTCCATGGCTCGATCTGAATTAAAAACTATTAAGAGTGCTGCAAAGCGTCTTAATAAAAAAATGGGTAAAAAAGGCGAAGGTAATTTAGAAGCCTGGGTTCAATCTAAGATTACCAAGGCAGCAGATTATATTGATACTGCAGCAGATTATGTAACTAATGAAGAAACAAAGTCTGGAGATGAAGGACTTCGTGATTGGTTTGGAAAATCAAAATCTTCTGATGGAAAAAAAGGATGGGTCCAACTGGGAGGTAAATGGGCAGGAAAACCTTGTGCTCGTCAACCTGGACAAATTTCCACACCAAAATGTGGTAGTTCTAAAATGGCATCAAACTTAAGTGATGAGGAAGAAGAAACTGCAAGAAGGAGAAAGAATCGTCAGGATCCTAATCAACCAGAAAAGACTGGTGGTGCAAAGCCAACTAACGTTAAGACTGAAGAACTAGAACTTCAGGAAGTAAAAGATAAACCAGGTAAAGGTAGTGGGAAGAAAGATGCCTGTTACAGTAAAGTAAAGTCTAGGTATGATGTTTGGCCAAGTGCATATGCTTCTGGTGCACTAGTTAAGTGTCGTAAAGTTGGTGCTGCTAACTGGGGAAACAGTTCAAAGAAATGAAAAAAGAACAATTGGAAATTGAAAAACCATTCATAACTTGTCCTTATTGCGGGAAAAGTGATAAACCTTGCTCTGAATTAACATCACTGGCAAGAGCATATTCTCGAAATGCTTGTAGAAAAAATAAAAAACAATAGATGTGACAGTTGAATGACTGTCTACTCTACGCTATTCTGCCCCAGACTATGCCCTATAATAACTTCGTTGAGACAAAGCAAACCACTTCGTAATGGCAATGACTACTGATTACATTCGCACTTCCTTGCAGGCACTTTACGGTGATGAAATTGTTGCTGCTGACATTCGTGCTTGGTGTGCTATGAATGGTGGCAATTATCAGACTGTAAGTAAAAAACTTGAGCAATATAAGACTTCTCGTGGAAAATGGAATCTTACCGTTCGGGAACAAATGGAGCAAACCTACCAGTCTAGCCCCACCATTCTTCCCGATCGGGAACAACAAAACCTTATCCCTGAGAAAGATGATACCTTCGTCAAGTTTGGCAATTTTGGCGACATTCGCAAGATTATTCAGTCGCGTCTCTTCTATCCCACGTTCATTACTGGACTCTCTGGTAATGGTAAAACGTTCAGTGTTGAGCAAGCATGCGCCCAACTTGGACGAGAACTTATCCGAGTAAACATTACGATTGAGACTGATGAAGATGACCTTATCGGTGGTTTTAGGCTTATTGATGGGAACACTTCATGGCATAACGGTCCCGTCGTCGAAGCACTGGAGCGAGGAGCAATCCTTCTTCTGGATGAAATCGACCTTGCTTCCAACAAAATCCTCTGCCTTCAGTCCATTCTAGAAGGCAAAGGTGTATTCTTGAAAAAGATTGGTAAGTATGTCCGTCCTGCTTCTGGGTTTAATGTATTCGCTACTGCTAACACTAAGGGAAAAGGTTCTGATGATGGACGTTTCATCGGCACCAATGTCCTCAACGAAGCATTCCTTGAGCGATTCCCTGTAACTTTTGAGCAAGAGTATCCTACTCCAGCAACTGAGCAAAAGATTCTTGAGGGTATTGCTCTGGATTTGGGTGTTGAAGATCGCACTTTTTGTAAGCGTCTTGTAGATTGGGCAGACATTATCCGTAAGACTTTCTTTGATGGTGGCATCGAAGAAATCATTTCCACCCGTCGTCTTGTCCACATTATCCGTGCTTACAGCATCTTTGGTGATAAGGCAAAAGCAATCCAAGTTTGTGTGAACCGATTTGATGAAGAAACTAAGCAAGCATTTTTGGAACTGTATGACAAAGTTGACGCAGACTTCCAAATGCCAATTGACGAACAGCAAGCAAACTGATATAATTTCTATTGAGGAAACTATGAAAACTGATTCTATGGATATGGATCAATACACTATGTCGATCAATAGTGAAGATATGATTAATATTGAAAAGAAACCAATGGACAACATTGTGAATCACCAATTCAAATACAATGAAGCAGAAATCCTGAAAGATATTCAGGAATATGTAAGCTGTACATATCGCAGTCATTACACTGCTAGAGAACCTGGATTCCGTGACATTCAAACAATTGATTTGATGGCTGCTAAGGATCTTGCTTCTGCATTCTGTCAAGCAAACATTCTTAAGTATGGAAGTCGTTATGGTTCTAAGGATGGTAAGAGTAAGCAAGACTTGATGAAAGTTATTCACTATGCTATGCTCCTTCTTCATTTTGATGGTCATTATAACCGCACACAAAATGGCATGAATGAATTCCGTTGATTGTGAAACTTTTGGACAAAACTATGAAACTATCTGACAAAACTCTGACTCTTCTGAAGAACTTTTCTTCTATTAATCAGTCTATCCTTTTTAAGGAAGGTAACAGTCTTCGCACCATTTCTGTAATGAAGAATATTCTTGCAGAAGCAACTATTGATGAAGATCTTCCCAAAGACTTTGGAATTTATGATCTCAACCAGTTTCTGAATGGTCTCAATCTTCACCAGAGTGCCGAACTTGATTTTCAGAATGATGGATATGTTGTGATTAAGGAGGGTAAATCTCGCTCAAAGTATTTCTTTGCTGATCCAAATGTGATTATCACTCCTCCAGATAAATCGATTACTCTTCCTAGTGAGGATGTTTGTTTTATCCTTGATACTAAAGAGCTGGATAAACTTCTCAAAGCAGCAGCAGTTTACCAGCTACCTGATCTTTCTGTTGTTGGTGAGGCAGGAGTAGTAAAACTAGTCGTTAGGGATAAGAAAAATGACACCTCCAATGATTTTTCAGTGATTGTTGGTGAAACTGATGACGAGTTTTCTTTCAACTTTAAAGTTGAAAACATCAAGATTCTTCCTGGTAATTATGAGGTTGTAATCTCTTCTAAACTTCTTTCTCGTTTTAAGAGTACATCTTATGATTTGGTGTATTATATTGCTCTGGAACCCGATTCTACTTTTGGTTGATGAGGCACTTTCTTTTTACTCTGAAGGATTGTTCGGCAGTCCTTATTGATGATGAGAATTATTTGAGAGATGTTCTTTATCAAACATCAAAAGAATGTAAGTCAACTTTGCTTACATTAAACTCTCATAAGTTTCAACCTCAGGGTGTAACTGCTGTTGCTATGCTTGCAGAATCTCATATCAGCATCCATACTTGGCCTGAGAAAGGTATGGCAGTGTGTGATATCTTTACTTGTGGAGATCATACAGATCCAAGGGCAGGTATGGAATATATGAAAAAGGTTTTGCATTCTAGAAGTATAGTCAGTAAAGAATTTGTGAGACCACTGGAATGAAAGACTGGCAAACACTTTTCAACAATCTATCCGACTCTGAAAAGGATAAACTTGCTGTTCTTAGGGTAATGGAATGCACTAATGGTTGTATTCAATATGCTTTCCGTGATTCTGAACCTCATGCTCTTTCACTTGAGGATACTCGAAGAGCAATGAAATTTAGTATGTCTTGTATGAAAACAATGTCTATTCCATTTAAGGATAGGACTATTACTTTCGAACCAGAAACAGAAGAACTTTTCCGTGAGGTGCGAGAACTTTACATTAGTGGAGTTAAGCACAACAACCAAAAAGATTTTGAAGAGTTTCTTCGTGCTTCTGGTGCCACTGCTCGTGCTTGTGGTGAAGAAAGAATATTAAATGCAAGAAAACTTCTTGCTGAAAACATTGACGACATCCCACCTTCTACTTTAGAATGGGGTGTGAGATACCTTCTCAAATTTTTGAAATGAACATTTTTGTGACTTCTTCTGACCCTTGGGAATCCGCAAGGGTACTACCTGACAAACACATCGTTAAGATGCCACTCGAAACTTGTCAGATGCTCGCTATCGTTGCATCTGATAAGTGGGGACATGGATTCGGCACTCTTCCTAAAGCAGACGGTACTCCGTACAGCACTGAGAAAGGTGCCTTTCGCAATCATCCTTGTACCAAGTGGGCATCTGAGTTTGTAATGAACTGGCAGTGGCTCCTTGCTCATGGATTCGCTCTCTGTGAGGAGTATGCGGCACGCTATGGCAAGGTTCACACCTGCTTCAGCACCCTTCTAGCAGCGCGTGAGATCTTTCCCACAGGAGATCCCACAGGGCGCTCTGGGAAGGATCCTACGCCTTTTGCAAGGGCAATGCCTGATGAGTATAAGTTAGATACAAGTATCGATACTTTTACTGCTTATAAGATGTATATTGCATCTAAGCCTTGGGTATGCGATAATTATCTTCGGTTGCCACATCGCAAACCTGAATGGATATGAATACAATTAATTTCTTAGCACCATTAGTTACAGTGATGTGTATTGAAGGATATGTTTATAATGATGGACTTATCTGCTTGAGAGAAAAACCAAGATATAATAGAGTTCAGTATTATAAACCAGGAAGGTCTTGTTATGTAAATGGAGATTTTTATGTTGACTGTAAAGATGCACCAAATCCTTTTGATTGATTATGAAAACAACAATAACAGTTGATGATGATGGATTCATTACTTTTCCAGAAGATTTTCTTGATAAACTTGGATGGAAAGAGGGTGATGAGTTAGAATTGATTACCCGTGAGGACGGAACTTTTGAATTGAGGAAACCTGATAATGAGTGATGAATTCTTGTGGGTTGAGAAATATCGCCCAAAGACTATTGAAGATTGTATTCTTCCAGCTGCAACAAAAAAGACTTTTAAAGAGTTCCTACATAAGGGTGAGGTTCCAAATCTTCTTCTTGCTGGACCTCCTGGAGTTGGTAAAACTACAGTCGCCAAGGCACTTTGTAATGAATTAGGAGTAGATTATTATGTCATTAACGGATCTGACGAAGGACGATTTTTGGACACGGTACGGAACCAAGCAAAAAACTTTGCTTCGACCGTCTCACTTTCTTCAACTGCAAAACACAAAGTCATCATCATTGATGAGGCAGATAACACAGGAAACGACGTACAACTCCTCCTACGGGCAAATATTGAGACGTTTTATAGCAACTGCAGATTCATCTTCACCTGTAACTACAAAAACAAAATCATCGAACCCCTCCACTCAAGGTGTGCGGTCGTCGATTTCTCAATTAGTGGAAAAGCAAAAGCAGAACTTGCTGCAAACTTCTTCAACCGTCTCAGGACTATTCTTGAGGAGGAGGGTATCGAATATGATACAAAAGTTATTGCTGAACTGATTAATAAACACTTTCCTGATTGGAGACGTGTTCTAAATGAGTGCCAAAGATATTCTACTAGCGGTAAGATTGATTCTGCGATTCTAGCTTCATTCTCTGACGTAAACATAAATGATCTCATTAAAAGTCTCAAAGAAAAAAACTTTACGGAAGTACGTAAATGGGTCGTCAATAATCTGGACAATGATTCTGGCGTACTTCTTAGGCGTATTTACGATGCTCTTCTTACATCCTTGGAAAACTCTAGCATTCCTGCTGCTGTGCTCATTGTTGCTAAGTATCAGTATCAAATCGCATTTGTTGCCGATCAAGAAATCAACCTTTTGGCGGCTCTAACTGAACTAATGGTTGAATGTAATTTTAAGTAAAAAACTATGAAAATCAAAGTTATTCGTATGTGGTCTGGTGAAGATGTAGTCACCGAACTTGTTGAAGAAAAAGAAGAGTCTATTGTTCTTCGAAATCCAATTGTTGCTGTTCCTACTGGTCAGCAGGGGCAAGTTGGATTTGCTCCTTGGGCACCTTTTATTAAAGGAAAAGATGAGGATGTTGAAGTGACTAAAAAATATGTGATTTTTATTGCAGAAACTCAAGAACAAGTTGAAGATCAATATAGGCAAATGTTTTCGAACATTGTAACTCCATCTTCATCTTCAAAGAAAATTATTCTGTAATAAAATGAACCACCAACTTAAGTATAAGTGGTACTATATTTGGTAAAGACTCCAAGAAAAGTATAAAATGATTATGGAGAAATTGAATGACAATCAGTCAAAAACAACTAAAAACTCCACTAAGGTATCCTGGAGGTAAGTCCCGTGCTTGCGTCAAGATGGATACCTATTTTCCAGATCTTCGCAACTATGATGAGTTCCGCGAACCCTTTTTAGGTGGAGGAAGTGTAGCAATTCATATCACTAAAAAGTATCCTAATTTGAATATTTGGGTCAATGATTTGTATGAACCATTAGTAAACTTCTGGCAACAACTTCAGATGTTTGGTAATGATATGAAAGATAAGTTGTTGGATTACAAGTCTAAGAATAGTACTCCAGATTTAGCAAAAGTGTTGTTTTATCACTCTAAAATTTTTATGAGAGAACCACTTCTATCAAATCTTGACCGTGCTGTTGCTTTTTATATTGTCAATAAATGTTCATTCTCAGGTCTTACTGAAGGTTCTTCATTTTCGCAGCAGGCATCTAACTCCAACTTTAGTGTAAAGGGTATTGAAAAACTTCCAGAGTATTCAAAACTTATTGAACATTGGCGTATAACTAATTACTCTTATGATTATCTGATGGATGGGAACAAAGGTGCTTTTATGTATCTCGACCCTCCTTATGACATTAAGGATAATCTCTATGGGAATAAGGGATCAATGCATAAAGGATTTGATCACAATAAGTTTGCTGCTGATTGTGATTCTAACAATATGGATCAATTGATTAGTTATAATTCAGATCAACTTGTAAAAGATAGATTTGAGAACTGGAACGCTGCTGAGTTTGATTTGACTTATACCATGCGTTCTGTTGGTGAATATATGCGAGAGCAAAAACAACGCAAAGAATTGCTGCTATTTAATTATGAAATGTCTAGTAACATTGTATAAAGCAGGTACTGTCTTTAAAGAGGAAGTAATTGCTAAAGATTATAAGGATGCCAGAGAGGTTGCTCTTGCTCGCAATCCTAATGCTAAAATTGTAAGTGTGACAGCAGTATTTTGATTATGGAACTTAAAGATTGGTTGAATTCTATTAACTTTACCAAAGAAGATTTATCCGAAGAAGTAAAAGATTACCCGCCCTTTATTATCAATAGATGCTTATCTGGACATATTGATTGTGTTCTTTATGCGAATGAGATGAATATGAATCATCATTTGTCTAAGGATATGCAATATGCTTTTTATCTAAATGCTCTTCGTAAGAAAAAGAGATTTTCTCCTTGGATGAAAAAGAATAAAGAAAAAGATTTGGAGACAATTAAAAAATATTATGGTTATAGTAATGAAAAAGCCAGTCAAGCTCTAAGAATTATAAATAAAGAACAACTTGAATTTATCGAGAAAAGACTTGAAACGGGTGGAAAAAAATGACAAATACGATTGAGCCTCAGGTAGAGTGGACTCCAAATATGATGGTAGAAGTTTCTCTTAACGAACCCGATGATTTTTTAAAGGTTCGTGAAACTCTAACTCGTATTGGAGTTGCTTCTAGAAAGGAAAAGAAACTCTATCAGAGTTGCCACATTCTACACAAGCAAGGTAGATATTATCTTGTTCACTTTAAGG